GTTTCCGCATGTAACTGTTTGTTATATTATTTTTCTAATAGAGCGGTGCAAAAACACTCTATCTCATTCTTATAGATAACGATGAGTCTATAAGACTAACTTTCCAAACATTACATGGTCCATGACCTCGTTGGACTTCGATTTTTTCGGTATACGAAAGTTTTTAAACAGTATTACCATAAACCACGGTTAAACTTGAAGGTACAGCCAACAGCTGTTAAACCTCCGTTGGTATAGTAACCTAAATTGTTGATCTGTATAGATCCCCCTTTAGGGATAGATTGACAATAAACCACTGTTGTAGTATAACCATTATCGTCCTGTGCAGAACCAGAACCACCAATCGATGAAACGATTGTGATGTTACCAGATAAACTTAAATTTACCCAGTTAGGTGGATTAGCACTCAATTTTGTTTGAGCTCCAACATTAACTGCATCTATAAGGACATATATCAAACCTGTAAACTCTTCATCAAAGAGTATAGTATTAGAACCATTTGTCGAGACTTTTAAAAGACCTGTCTCACTAATTAAATTAGCAAACGGTACATCATTAGTTGTCAAGCCAAGTATAATCTGCTTGTAACCCAGAACTAATGGATCAGGTTTTCTTATAATCTGAGGAAGTGTGAATTCTATATCATATTCAACCCAGATCTCTCCACAATAAGAAAGATCGGTGGAGACGGCATCAGTGGCTACTATAATATACAAGGGATCAAAGATCCTCTTGTCAGTTACGTCTGTAACACGAACATAATAATCTCTAAAGTTCATGATAGATTCCTTTTTAATATCTATCGAGAAACTCTTCCATACGGGAGAGCGAGCAGCATAAGCATACTCTAAAAGTTCGGTTTTATTAATTGGTAATCCATCTGTGACATTAAATTCAGGTGCTATCATTACCATTCCAGGCACAAAAGTACTTTGTGCTGTTTCATAACATAAACGTAACTTATTAACTACATACTTCTCAAAGTTAGGGGCAACCCCGGACAACCAAGGAAAAGAGGATGATATCCCAGGATTAAAATCAATTTTTATTGGTGAAAAAGGATCCTGTGGAATAACATTTTGTAAAAATTCCCTCTTACTAACTCTAAAAGAGTTACCTTTCATAATACCCTTAGGATAAGAGTATTGTGTTGTCTTACTCAGATTAGTCTGTGTATCTAACTTTCTATTGTTATTGTCATTATTTTGGTTCCTAAAGGAATCTCTATTTCTTCTTACTGATCGAGACCTATTAGAAGAAACGGATCTATTTCTGTTTTCTTTGGTTTTTGGTGTTCTTGATCTACCTCTTTGTTCATTCATTTTTTTTAAATTTCTTCACAGAGGCCTATACTCCAATAATTTGGATATGGGATCTTCTGTCTTGAATGAACAGGGATCGGACTAACGTCTATTTCAATTTCTTCATTGTCAGATTCAATATCTTCATTAACAGTCAAAAAGTAATCACGAAGAATCATCATTTCATATTCTTCACCTTCAATGAGTCTGTCGCCGGATAAACAGTCATCTTTCAGTTTGATTAGTTTTTGTGTGGTGAATCCACATCTACTGTCGCAGAAAACATTGTTAACTCTCCTGTAAGTTCTCAGGCACGGTATGTTATCAACATACTTGGTATATTCAGAACCTTTATATTTTTCAGTCTTGATTCTCTCCGAAAAATTGGGTTTACACAGGAAACAACTTTTATTATTATCATGATGCTCACACGGAACAAGTTCTCTTTGATAGAATTTATTAAAACTTTTATTATTACTCATAATTCTAGTGTACTTGTCGGGAGGACAAATTATGATATATCTACCACCCCCTGTTTGTTCTTCACCAGGGTCAAAGTCTATTTCCATACTATTTAAAAAATGTGTATGGATAGAGTGGGTATATTTTCTATCAGAACTTTTTTGAAAAAGACTATATCGGGACCTCATCTTCCTTAGAAAATAGGGAGGAAGTTTTGCTCTTTTTATAAGATGCATAAGTCTTTTCTGTGTGTATGTAATTCTAAATGGTTCAGTCTTATTATATACAAGACCTAAACCACCATCATGTGGGTCTAAAAACCAATTGAGTTTTCCTCTGAAAGAAAGAGCCTCAATTTTAGAACGGTTATATCTAATGAATAACCTACCCAAATCACCAGTTGTATCATTTTCACAAATGAGTTTGTGTATAGCACTTAACGGTCTGTCTGAAGGACAATCAAATACAAGATTCAAATAACTATTGTTAATCTTAGTTACTGTATTTGACTTCTTATTATAAGAGAATGTTGTTGAATTAATAACAGCAACATCTTCACTGAGATACGATTTTCCCACTGATAAAACAAAATCAAATTCTTTTGTCTTGCTCATCCAATTTCTTATAACATTAATTGGGGCAAAAGCTAGGAAATCATCACCATTAATTAAACAAGGTGGAGGTATCTTTCTTTTAATAAGATTTTTGGACTTTTTACCTTCATAGAGTGGTGAGACATATTCTATCTCTTTAAAACCACCGTTAGTTTCAAACCACAAAGCATAATTTAAGAGGCACAATAATGGGAATGATTTGATATCACCCATCAACTGCTCATTTGTTTGTGTAATATATTCTGAACCTTTTCCTTTCTTTCCTATGAGGACTCTTCTACCCTCAAAATATCTCTGTCTAATTTCAGAAAATTTGGACATCTTTAAACCCATATGCTTAGAAAGAGCATAGTGGAACAAGTTTAAATTAACCCAATATCGTTTATATGAACCTGTATTAACATCATCACTAAGGTAACTCCATATTTTTAAGAATATGTTGATTGATGCTTTTTCAGGTGCAGGTACATCAAAGTCACCTATCATCTCGAAAGTTATCTTGTCGAGTAATTTCGATGTATTGGGAGATATATAGGAAGTAGCACTCTTGTAATCACCAGATATAAAATATAATTTCTTATATTTACCATAAAATAATCTTGATTGGGTAATAAGATTATTAATGTCATCTTCTTTAGCATCCCTGCCGAAAAGAAGAACATCACTCTTGACCATACTATCCTTAAGTATAGATTGTACGGGTTTATATGCATAGTACTCCTCAGGAGAACATGTTGTTAGAGCTCTAACTTTTAGAGGCTCACATAAGAGTGTGGCTCCACCGAAAACAATATCGGGGATTAAACTACTTGAAAAGTAGGGTGATGGTACTTGTACGCCATTAACAAGAGGTAAAGGACAACCAAATAATTGATAATCAGAACCCTTCTCAGTAGCAGCTTTAGCAGTTGACAAGCAACGGTTTGAATGAGTTGAGAAGGTTTCGATAGAAAGTTTTGCACCAGGGAAAACTATTGGTATAATTGATCTAATAACATCGGGATTAACTAGAGTGGGCTTTGCTTCTGAAGTTAAAGAAGCTCTGTATTCAACCCTTGCATCCTCAATAAAACTTTTGGGGACCGATGGAGCGCATCTCTTTGAATATGCTAGATCATGTGCAAAACTTATAAACTTTTTTCTGTAATTCTTTTGACTGAATCTACGGAAAAATAATCTGACAATTTTCCTTGAAAAAGGTAACCACCTAGGATAGTCTGCTAGGTGATCAGGGGGATTAATCGAATTATTGGCTCTAGAGGCAAGCGCAGTATAATAGTATTTTATTATTGTAATGTTCTTGGATTCAGGCGAGCTGATTTTTTTTGATATAAAGTCTACAAGACTTTGTTCACTAAAGACGATTAATTTATTAAGTGATTTATAACTTCCCCTTATTAGTTCTGTAAAGACGTCGAGGTATGTTAACCATTGATTAACAATGTTAATACTGTTTAACTTACTTTCGTATTTCTTACAAAGATATTCTGCATGATGATTATAGAAGTAATTTCTATTATTGTTATGAAAATTATCTTTGTCCACGCTCCCGCGTGGTACCGAGCAAACGCAATCGAGATAGTCCCTAAGGACTAACTGACTACGGGCAAC